CAATTGTTGGTTTCACAACTTCAAACATTTGAACAACTAAGTGCGGGAATGAACACGCTTATTGAAAGTGCTAAAAAGAACAACGAAAATAATGCGGGAGGGGTTTAGTTTATTTGCGTATAACGGTTTGCAAATAGGCTTAGTTTTTAGGCGGTTTAATATAAAAAATCAATAAAATGGCAAGAATAAAAGTAACAATTACGATACCTGATTATGAATACGAAAATTGGAATGATTTTCAAGATGGTATTGAAGAAATGATGGCAAACTTAAAAGCTGAAATTCGTGAAGATTTAAAATCAAGGTTTATTAAAAGTTTTGAAGTTGAATCAGAGCATGAAGATTAGCCTAAAAATTGAGCCTATTTGCTGTTATAAGTAAGCGACAGCGACCCGATAGGGTTACTTATAACGGCATCAAGCTATGCGCTGTTAGTGTGGCTTGTGCGTTGAAAATAGCGCATAGGTTGTGTTATGTTGGTGCGTAGGGCTTTTGAGCGAGGGGCAGTTAAATATTTAATAAAACTTTTTGAGCGATGGCATTAAAAAAAGAAATAAGAGAAAAGGTACACAAGAAGTACGATTGTAAATGTGGGTACTGTGGAATTGACATTACGTATAAAGAAATGCAAGTTGACCATATTATACCGCAAAATGAATTTATTACACACATTAAAAACCAATGGAGAATACCCGAATTTTTAAAGCACTTAACCGAAGAAGATATGAACCATTACGATAATTTAATGCCATCGTGTAGAGTGTGTAATTTATGGAAAAGCACACATACTGTTGACGGATTTAGAAAGGAAGTATCTGAACAGGTTAAAAGATTAAATGATTACTCGACAAATTATAGAATGGCGAAAAAATACGATTTGGTAATTGAAAACGTAAAGCCCATTGTTTTTTACTTTGAGCGTGGGCAGGAAGAAAAAGTTTTATTAAATATTTAATTGAACATAACGTTTTGCAGATTTGAGCCGTTTCTTTATGGCGCAAAGGTGCGGTTATAGGTAGGTTGTAACAAATGTTTAATTAATACACAATATAAAAATATGGAAAAATATAGCGTAGAATATAATGATTTATTAGCTAAATCACGAGAAAAATTAGCTAAAATAGATATTGGTAATTATCCAAATAATGAAATATTGATACCGATACAAAGAGAGTTAAACTGTAATTATAAAGAAGCTGAAACTTCAAGTACATCAGATAATGATTCAGTTATAATTTTTAGGTATGTAAGAAAAAGATTATTTGGTGGATGGGTTTGGGATTTAGTTGGTAACAATATTACTAACAATGCACCAACTTACCTATAACTACCAAATTTGCGCTACTTTATAGCGACTTATATAAAAACAAATAAAATATGAAAATACCAAAAACAACAAAACAAACAATTGATGAGTTCTACTCATTTGGAGACCAGACTAAATTAAGAAGGTTTGGAATCAGCAAAGGTCAAAAATTTAGCTTAGTAACAATTAGTAAAGCATTTAAAACAGGCGAATGCAATGATGAGCTATTAGATTTAATTAATGAATTTTATAAACTAAAAACTAAAAAGTATGTAAATGTACATGGATAACTTAGGTAAGGTAAAAACTGATTTACTTATAAGAATAAGGCATACAGAAAACCAATTAATGGAAGTTGCTGAAAAAGTTGGAGTTAACAATAGACTTGAGATATTTGACAATGATTTAATTGATAGGTATGTAGCCCTAAAAAATCAAATGAATATTTTAACCTATAATTTTTTAAATAAAATTTGCTTATAAATTAATTTAAATTATCTTTGCAATTATGAAAAAAACACAATCAATGGCAATACTCGATGCTTTACTTGCTGGCATTGTAGTTAACGGCTCAAATGCCTACGCTATTACAAAAAAAGAATGCAAGTGTGGAACTTTGAATCTTCATAAACTTATAGCTATTATTAGAGAAAAAGGCTATACAGTAAATGAGGAATGGAAAACAAATCCAAAAACAAAAACAGGGTATAAAGAATTTTCAATAACTAACAAAAAACAGAAAAAATGAACACAAAAGAAATCCAAAAAGCAATTCATGAGTTTGATTTAATTAGCTCTATCTTAAATTTAAAAGATGAAATATTGCATGAGCCATTAAAAGATACTGTATTTAAGTGCAATAATGAAACATATTATTTTGATAATATCGAAGAAATAAAAAGATTTTATATAAATGAAATATGCTCTGATAATGAATATACAGACGATATTTATAGAAAGGATATAATACTTCAAGATAGAGTTGATGAATTTATAGGCACGTTGTATTTAAATAGAATAAGTAAAAATTTAATACAAGTAATATCTAATGCAATAACTCATGATATATTAATTGATAACCAATAAAAAACAAAAACATGGAAACTAAATTAAACAGCGGCGTTTTGTTCAAGAATGCTAAAAAGACAAATGAAAAGCAACCTGATTATCAGGGTACGGTAAATGTAAATGGAAAAGAAATGCAGATTAGTATGTGGTTAAAAGAAAGCCAAAAAGGAACTAAATATTTTAGTGTTGCGTTTCAAGAGCCATTTAAAAAAGATACAGCATCAGGAACTGTAATTGCTAAAAATAATATTCAGCAAAGTTCAAGTAACTTTTTACCGAATGATTTTAGAATTGATTCACACGATGATTTATTTTAACTTAAAAACAAACAATCATGAAAATTACAATTGAAAAAAAAGAAAGCGTTGAGATTGAAGTTCAATTACCAACTTACAGAAAATCAAAAAATCACTTTTATAAATTAGAAGAAAACAAAACAACTTGTGTTTATGAGGGAATAGGAAGTTACTCTATTGAAGTAAATGAATATTGTATGAAGTTTCCTTTTGAATTTGAGGAGTGTACTGAAAATGATTTTAATGAAATGTATAACCAAGTAAAAAACAAATTATGAAAACAACTGAAAAGAACGAAAAACAAATGACAATTAATGAACGTTTAATTGCTATTCAGGCAGAGTTAAAAGTACCAAAAGGAAATTACAACTCATTCGGTAAATACAAATACAGAAATGCTGAAGATATTTTAGAAGCACTAAAACCTATTTTAAATAAATACCAATTACGATTATCTTTAACCGATGATGTTTATTCAATAGGCAATAAAATATTTATAAAGTCAACTGCATCTGTATTCTATAACAATGAATTTATTGCTGTAAATGGCTTTGCAGAAATGAGTGAACATAAAGGAATGTCAAGTGAACAATGCACCGGGACTGCAAGCTCATACGCTCGTAAATATGCTTTAAATGGTTTATTCTTAATTGATGAAACAGAAAGCGATGCTGACAATAAAAAAGAAGTAGCCCGTAAACCTATTTTAAAAGCCGATACAGAACACTTTGGTAAAGCAGTTGAGTATTTAATGAAAGGTGGTTCAATCGATGCTATAAAGGCAAAATATGAGGTAAGTCAAGAAGTTGAGGTTAAACTTTTAAAATCAATTTAAAAAGGTTACAATTTGTAACCAGTTCAAAAAAAAATAAATTAAAAATAAATTATGGAAAGCACAATAGAAATATACAGCCCTGAATGGTTTATTAATCGTCAGGGTTCATTTACGGGAAGCGACATCTGGAAAATTATGACCGAGCCTCGAAGTAAAAAAGAGGCTCTTTCAAAAACAGCAGAAACTTATATTCTCGAAAAAGTTTGGGAAAAGTTAAGCGGAGAGGTTAAGCAAGGTATTAATAATTTTGCAACTGAATGGGGAAACGAACACGAACCAACTGCTAAGAAATTTTATTCATCTGTAACTGGCAATGAGGTTAAAGATAGTTTAATGCTTTACTCAAATGAAATAGAAGGCTTAACAGGCAGTCCTGATGGATTAGTAGGTGAAGATGGGTTAATTGAAATAAAGTGTCCTTACAATGGCGCAAATCATTTAAAACATTGCTTTATTACAAACGATGAAACCTTTTTAAGTGAACAGCCTGAATATTATTATCAAATTCAATGCTATATGCTTTTAAGCGGTCGCAAGTGGTGTGATTTTGTTTCTTTCGACCCTCGTATTATTTCGGACTTAGGTTTATTTATTTACAGGGTAAATGCCAATGAAGAAATACACGATAAGATGAAAGAAAAAGTAATAGCAGCAAGGGAACTATTTAATCAATACTTTGAATCATTTAATGGTAAAAAAAATTAAAGATAAAAAATGCAAGGAGTGTGGGAATACCTACACTCCATTTAATTCACTTCAACAAGTTTGCAGTCCTAAATGTGCATCATTATTAGCAGAGAAAAAAGTTTGGAAGAAAAAGAAAGCTGAACTTATTTGTAAGTCAAGGACACGAACTGAATGGTTAAATATGCTGCAAGTTATTTACAATAAATGGATTAGACTAAGAGATGAAAAACAAAATTGTATATCATGCGGTAAAAAAGTAATTAACGGTCATGCTTCGCATTTATTTTCAGTTGGTAATTATCCAAACTTAAGATTTAATGAAGATAATACGCATCTGAGCTGCATCGAATGTAATTTACATTTACATGGAAACATAGCTGAATATACTTTAAGATTACCAGCGAGAATAGGTCAAGAAAGGTTTAACAAACTTATTGAAGAAAAAGACAAACCATTAAAATTAACTTTAATTGAAATACAGGAACTAATTAAAATTTACAAATCAAAAATCAAAGAACATGGAAAATAAAACAGCAGTAGAATGGTTATTAGAGCATTTAGAGCCTAATATTCTATGGACTGATAAAGCTAAAAAAATAGCTCAACAAGCCAAAGAAATGGAAAAAAAACAGTTTATTGATTTCTTCATGTGGTTTAGAGATAATGGAGAAAAATATTTAGGATTAAGTATTGAGCAATTTGTTGATGAATTTTACAAACAAAAATATAATAATCATGGAAAAAACATTTAAAGTAGGCGATATTACTTACAAAATAGAAGGAGAAGATATTTGGAGGCTACCTTTTAAAAGAAACCATAAAAATTATCATTTAAAAAAATTAGTCCCAACGTATCAATTAAAATTCAAATTAAACGGTAACATATATTCAATGGATGAAATAAATCAAATATTTTTAAAATAATCATGTTGCACAATTAAAATTAATTTAGTATATTTGTACCCGATGTGTCGTGGCATCATTAATAATATTAATATAATCCCATTGGTGAGTAGAGACCACGACCTCGAAAGCCGATGGGTTTTTTATTTATGGTAACTTACAAAATAAACTTAAAAGACAAAACAATTGATTTTTACAATCAACAATGGTTAGGCGAATATTATTTGCCATTAGAAATGTTTAAAATTAAAAACAATTCTTGCAGAGGTTTTAGGCATTTAAATGAGAAAAATTGGATTAGTAATAATATACTTTATTCAATTGGTAAAGATTTATCTAAAATTTTTAATTGTGATTATAATTCTATAATTACTAAAATAATTAATGAGCAAAATCTGCAATTAGAATTTATTTCACAAATATTTAAATCTTTTAAAAATGGCTAAAGAATTACCTTACTTTAAATTTTTTCCTGAGCAATGGTTAGGAAAAAAAATAACATTAGAAAGTTATGAAACACAAGGAATATTTATAAATGTATGCTCTATTTATTGGGCAAATGAATGTTCAATTAAAATAGCTACCTTACAAAAAAGATATGGCGACGCTATAAATTATTTAATAGCCGAAAATTTTATAAAAGATAAAAATGGATATGCTAAAATTTCTTTTTTAGATAGCCAATGGCAAGAACGCTATAAAAAACATAAAGAATTATCAAATAGTGGAAAGATTGGAGCTGCGATTAGATGGGGAAAAAATAGCCACCCTAATGGGGTAGCTAATGAGGATGCCATAAAAAAAGATATAGCTATAAGAAAAGAAAAGAAAATAAAAGAATATGAATTAAAAAATTTAAAATTTTTAAAAGAAGAAAATGGAATTGATGTTTTTTTTGAACCTAAATGGCAAATTGAATTTACTTTGGATGAAGATGGAAGCAGAATTTATGGCAATTTAAAAGACAGAATGTGTGGAGGTTTATCTGAATTTGGAATACAACAACATTGTGAGAATAGGAGGATAGAATATGTTAAATAATAATTTATTCTATGAAATAGGAATTCAGCCAAAAGGAAGTTTTGTTCAGCAAAAAGTAATTTGCCCTAATTGTGTTAAGTTAGGCAAAACAAACATAAAAGATACTTGCCTATCAATTAACCTTAACGATGGGCTTTTTAATTGCCACAAATGCGGTTGGAACGGATGTGTTAAAAAAGGCGACAAAAAAGAATATCAAAAACCAATTAAAACAAACTTTACTAAAATTTCAATTGAAGCATTACAAGTTTTTACTAATCGTGGTATAACTCAAGAAGTTGTTAATTCAAACAAAATAGTTCAAGAAGGTGAATGGATTATTTTTCCTTATTTGAGAAACGGACAATTGGTAAATGTTAAAAAGCGTTCAATTAAAACAAAAGATTTTAGGCAATCGACTGGAGCTGAATCAATTATTTACAATTACGATAGAGTAAAAAATGAAAAAGAAATAATCATTTGCGAAGGTGAATTTGATTGTATGGCATTTGAAGTAGCTGGTTTCACAAATGTAACTTCGGTTAATCAGGGTGCGCCAAACGAGAATGACAAAAACATTGATAAAAAATTAGAATGTATCACAAATTGCTATGAAGTTTTTGAACAGGCAGAAAAAATATTTATAGCAGTTGACAAAGATGCAAATGGAAAAAGATTAGAAAATGAATTGATAAGACGGTTTGGATTTGAAAAATGTTTCATAATTTCCTTTTTAAGCGATTGTAAAGACGCTAATGATATGTTGCTTCAATTTGGTAAAGAAAGTCTTTTAAATGCCAAATTAAACGCATTAGAAGTAAAAGCAGATGGGATATTTACAGTTGAGGATGTAAAAGAAACAATGTTAAATACTTTTATCAATGGAAAAACAAAAGGAACTTCAAGTTATTTTGGTGAATTTGATAGGAATTTTACTCATAGAACTGGCGAAGTAACTTTATGGACTGGTTACATGAATGAGGGTAAAAGTACATTTGTTAAACAATTATTGTTAGCAAAGGCATATTTTGATAAATGGAAAATAGCAGTTTTTAGTCCAGAGGAATTCCCGGCTGATGAATTTTTTGACGATATAATTCACATGATTATAGGTAAAAGTACTGATAAAACACATGGCAATTACATGAGTAGAACTGAATATGAAGAAGGTATTGATTTTATTAAAAAACATTTTTTCTATATTTATCCTGAAAAAGATTTTACTTGGAATTCAGTTGAGGAAAAATTAAACTATTTAATAAGGAAAAAAGGAATTCGTTCGGTAATACTTGACCCTTATAATCAATTTGACCACAATCAGGGTACTCAAAGAGAAGATTTATATATTAGTAAATTCATGGCAACTTTAAAAAGATTTGCTCTTTTAAATGATATTAGCATTCATTTAGTAGCTCATCAAGTTACACCTGTTTATATAGCTGGTCAGGATTATCCACAACCAAACGCTTATAGGATAAAAGGTGGCGGAACTTTTGCAGACAAAGCGGATAATGTTATTTGTGTTTGGAGACCATTTAGAAATACTGATAAATCAAATCCAACTGTAAAAGTCTTAATTGATAAAATTAAAAAACAAAGATTAACAGGAGTTACAGGTGAAAAAGATTTTATTTATGACTTTAAAAAGAATAGATATTATTTAGATAATATAAATCCATTTGATAAAGTGGCAGTTAAACAAAGTGAAATTAAATTAGAACAAAACGATTATTTCTTAAATGATAAACCAAATCATGAGCCTTTTTAAAAATAATATGAAAAAAACTGATTATCAATTTATTTTGTTTTCAATCTTATTACTTTTTGCTTTACTTTTGCAAAAGTGATTGAGGAACTAATTAAAAATAAAATCTATAAACAAATAACTCGTAATATTTGCCACAATCACGAATTACTTGAGGATTTACATTCAGAGGCTATTATTGTGATAATTGAGAAACAAATTGACTTTTCAACTATTAGAAACCTTCGCCATTACTTTTCAACTGTTTGCTGGTTAACTTGGCACTCAAATAAATTTAGAAAACGCTATTTTGTTGAACATGTTACATTTGTGGATAATTTAAATGAAATAGTTGAGCAAAATGATAATATTGATTATTCAGCTTTAATCAGTTTTTTAAATGATTCACCACAAACAGAAAATGAATTTTACGAACAAAATCTTTTAAAGCTTTACATTCAGCATGGGGATGCTAAAAAGTTAAGCGATAAAACAAAGATACCTTATAGAACGGTAGCAAACGATATAAAAAAAATCAAAGAAAAACTCAAACGACAACACAATGAAAAAAATTCTAATCAAAGCGAACATGGGGAACCTTAATGGTTTATCCTTTCACCGATTAATAGTTCCTTTTGCAAAAATATCCGACATGTTAAACTTCCAATGCGATGTTTTCCCTGACTTAGAAGTTGCAACCGATGAGCAGTTAAAACAATATTCCGCAGTAGTTTATCAAAGAGAAATCGATACAGGTGGCAAATCATTAGAAATAATTAAAAAGTTTCACTCATTAGGAATAAAAGTAATATTCGATATTGATGACATCTGGACATTACCTAAAAGCCATTATTTAAGTAGACTTTACGACATACACAATATACCAGACCAAACAGTTGAAATTCTTAAAAATGTTGACTTAGTAATAACGACTACTAAACACCTGGCATTAAAGATTAAAAGATATAATAAAAATGTTGAGGTTATTCCAAACTGCTTAGACCATGAAGATGAGCAATGGAAAGCAAACAAAAGCAAAAGCGACAAAATAAGGTTTGGTTATATTGCAGGGATATTCCACAAAGGCGATATTTCAATTTTGGAACTACCTATTCGTAAAGTATTAAGGCATGATATAAACGCTCAATTTGTTTTAGGAGGTTATAATGATAATGCAGATTATCACTACTACGAAAAAGTAATGAGTGGCGGTAAGATAACAGATAAATATCAAAGAGTTTACAGTTTGCCCGTACATGATTATGGTAAGGCATATAACGAAACAGATGTAAGTTTAATTCCTCTTCAATCAAATTCATTTACTGAATGTAAAAGTGAAATTAAATTACTCGAAGCTGGTTTACATGGCAACCCTGCAATAGTAAGCGATGTTTTACCTTATAACACATTTCCCAAAGAAACAGCAATATTCTTAAAAAACAATGATATAAATGGCTGGTTTAAGGCAATAAGGGAATTAACCCGAAATGAATCAATGAGGAAAGAATATGCAGAAAGTTTACAAAAATATATTGAAAAACATTATAATATAAACAAATGGACGGAAGTAAGGAAACAAATCCTCGAATCGGTATTGGCGTAACAACCACTCCAAACAGATATGAGTACATTGATAGATGGCTTGAATATTTTGAAAAGTTTAAACCTAAAAACTATCACTTACACATTCACACCGATGAACATTACAAAGGTGTTGCCTATTCAAAAAATCAAAATCTAAAAACATTACAGGATTGTGATTATATTTTCTTATTTGATGACGACTGCTATCCTGTTAAACCTGACTGGGCAAAGTTTTTTATTGAATCAAATTACAATCATTTACTTTACTTGCAACCATACCATAGAATAAAAAGCAAAATAAACAATTTAGAGAGCTATCATGATTGTGGTGGGGTGTTAATATACTTAACAAAAGAAGTATTAAATAAAGTCGGTTATTTCAATCCTGAGTATGGGCAGTATGGATTTGAACATGCAGGTTACTCAAACAGAATTTACAAAGCTGGTTTAACCTCATCCCCTTACCAACAATTAACAGGAACTGATAAATATTTTTTTTCAAAAGATTATATGAATATTGAACACAAATCGAGTATTCCAATTTATAAAAAGAATAAATTAATTGAAGAAAATCGAAAAGTTTTTTTAAAGGAATTACAAAGCGAAAAAATTTATTATAACTTTGCAGAGTGAACGAACATATCCTTTTTAAATTAGCAACCAGAAGTCGACCACATAAAGCAAAATCAGCTATTGATAATATTATTGCTAATTGCAACTCAATGAATTACACAATATTAGTAAGCATTGACGAAGATGACTTAACCATGAAAAACTTTGAACATAAAGACGATAACGTTTTTATAATCAAAGGAACTTCTAAAAATAAGATTGATGCTATAAACAGGGACATGGATATTTTTGAAGGTTGGAAAATACTCATCAATACTTCCGATGACATGGTATTTAACATAAAAGGTTTTGATGAAATAATAAGACAGGATTTTAATGGATATTATGACCAAGTATTACATTATACAGATGGTTATCAAAAAGGCAATTTAATGACAATGAGTATAATGGGATTTGATTACTATAAACGTTTCAATTATATTTACCATCCCGATTATATTTCTCTTTGGTGTGACATGGAAGCAACCGAAGTAGCTCATTTACTAAACAAGTATAAATACATGGGCGATGCAAAGCAGTTGTTTACTCACGCTCATCCTGCATGGGGACTTGCTGAATTTGATGAACAATATAGAAAAACAGAAAGTCAGGAATTTTGGAATCATGATAAATCATTATTTAATTATCGAAAATCAGAAAATTACTTTATACCTGACCATTTAATTATAAATAAACCTAAATACTAATGTATAGTCAAAATAACGAAGAGCAAATAATATTAGATTATTTTAAAGATTTTAAAGGTCATTTGTTAGATATTGGGGCAAATGATGGCATTACTTTATCAAACAGCAGAAAACTTATTGAATTGGGATGGACTGGTGATTTAATTGAGCCATCCCCAAACGCATTTGAAAAATTAAAAAAACTATATAGTAGAAAGAAAAAAACAAAAGTTCACAATATAGCTATTGCTGATAAATCAGAATTAATGACTTTTTATGTTAGCGGAACTCATTTAGGTAATGGAGATACTGATTTACTTTCTACTTTATCTTTAAAGGATAAACAGAAATGGGAAACAACTACTGAATATAAAACTATTGAAGTTCAAGCATTAACGTTTAAAGATTTTAATACTTTAAATAATAAATATAACTTTATCAATATAGATGTTGAAGGCTTAGACGTTGAAATATTAAGACAATTGGATTTAAACGAATTAGAATGCAACTGTTTATGTATTGAACATAACGGAACTCATTTAAATTCAATTAATGCAGAAATGAGCAAATATAATTTTAAAGTGATAGGTCAAAATTTAGAGAATATAATTTACGCTAAATGATACTTTCAATCTTAATTCCTACAGTACCTCAACGCGCTGACCTATTTTTAGAACTTCATAGAGAAATTAACTCTCAATTAGAAATCACAAATGCTTTTGGAATAGTTGAGGTTATTTCAGATGATGCACCAGTAGGTACAAAAACTACAGGTCAAAAGAGAAATGATTTAATTAATGCAGCAAAAGGCGAATATGTTTGGTTTATTGATGATGATGATATGATAATGCCAAATGCAATTAAAAACGTTTTAACAGCATTAGAACAAAAACCTGATGCATTAGCTATAAATGGAATAATGACAACTAATGGCATGGATAAAAAAGAATGGTATATTTCTAAAGATTTAGAATATACTGCTGACTATTCAAAAGGTTATGAAATTTATTTAAGACCAACAAATCACATTACTCCAACAAAAAGAAGCATAGCTAAACTAATTCAATTTGAAAATAAAAGCAACTTTGAGGATTATGCTTATTGTATGGAACTCAAGAAGTTAGGACTTATAAAAACAGAAATTAAAATTGATGAACCAGTTTACCATTATAGATATTCAACTCAAAATAAATTATATTAATGTTACTTTCAGTATTAATACCAACAATAGAAGAACGTAAAGAAGAGTTTGAAAAACTTTATAATAGGATAAAATCTTTAATGTTTGAAGGTGTTGAGATATTATTTGATAATTCACCACGTTATGATTTACCTAATGGAATTTCAGTTGGTGAAAAAAGACAAAGATTAATTGATAGAGCAAAAGGTAAGTATTTAGTTTTTGTAGATGATGATGATAATATTGAAGATAATTTTTTTAAATTAATTAAAAAGCATTTAAATAGTGATTATGATATTATTACTTATAAAATTAATGCATTTATAGACGGAAAAAAGTATTTAATAGACCAATCAATTTATCATGAAAACCAACAATTAAAAGAGGGTATAACAAAAAGATACCCATCAACACAAAGCATATTTAAAACAGAAATAGCAAAAAGACAAAAGTTTACAAATATAAATTGTGGTGAAGATTTTAAATGGACAATGAGTTTAGATCTAAAAAAAGAGAAAAAAATATACGCTGCATTACAAGTTTATAATTACGATTCAACAAAAACAGTTGCATCATCTTCATTTAAAAGAGCAATAGTAACTTTTAGCAATACTGATAAATATAATGCTCAGGTTGAAATAATGAAAGAATCAATAAAGAAATATGCACCTGATATTGATTTTATACATTATACAAGTTATGAAGAAATAGGATGTAAACCGCATAGTGAATATCCTTACGCTTTTAAACCTTATTCAATTCATAAAGCAAATCAACAAGGTTATAATCAAATACTTTGGTTAGATAGTCCAATACATTTAATTAAACCTATTGATAAAATTTGGCAAAAACTTAATGAAAATAAAATAATTTTATTTGATAATATTGGTTTTTCAATAGCCGATTATACTCATGATATTTGTTTAGCTCATTTTGGAATAAATAGAACAGAAGCTAAAGAGCAGCCAATGGTAATGGCATGTGCAATGGCTTTTGATTTTAGAGATGATAATATGAGAAATGTATTTGATACATACTTAGGTTACGCTCATACAAATGCTTATCAAGGAGAATGGTCAAATCACAGACATGACCAATCAGTAATTAGTTGTATAGCTTATAAAAGAAATATAAAACTTTTGCACCCGAATTTAACTTTTATAGCTTATGACAATCATTC